TTCTTAACTAATTTGTTTATCGTTGCTGGTGTGGCAAGACACTGGAATGACAAACCAAACCAAGTTTTTTCCTCCGGGAATAACCGTTATAATTAGGGTACGTAAAAATCTTCAGCCGTGTTTGTTTTAAACGGAAATCCCTTACCCTTGGACGTTCCCTTTGAAGCAGGGGATACTCTTTTCCCCGCAAACTGGCTTCGTCTGGCATCACCCGAAGAACGGACAGCTATCGGGATCACAGAAGTCCCCGACTCACCTACTCCGTATTATGATCAGAGGTTCTACTGGGGTTACACAGCCAGTGGTACTTTGATTCCCAAAGATCACGGAGTTTTAGTTTCTGGTTGGACTGATCAAACTCGGACGACCGCAAATACTCTGTTAAGCCCCACCGATTGGGCGATTGTCCGTGAAGTCGATAACGGAACCCCGGTATCCAGTGGCATTAAAACTTGGCGCCAGGATATTCGGTATGCTTGCAATGACAAGGTGCTGAATATCGGCACTACCAATAACACCGACGAACTTGCAGTTTACATAACTGGGTCCGGGTACCCGTTGTGGCCGCAACTAAATGCCCCCGTGGTAGAAACACCCAGTGGAGTTAATTCAGATGTTGTCTTCTCAATTAACTCCACTTCAAGCGCTTTCGGTTCTGATGTAAGTACTATTTTCTAATCACAACACAGGCACTTCATACTCTTTAGTTACATTCACATAGTGTTTCCAAATAACTTCTGAGCTGTTACCGGCCCATTTAGCTGCTTGAGCAACGGGGATTTCCGCTTCGATCCAGCGACTAATAGCGGTATGACGAAGATCATATGGGCGATACCGGTGTTCGGTCAATCCGGCACTATGTAACTCCTTCATGCGGTCATAAAAATAACTTTGAAACGCATAACGATTCCACGGAAAGATATATTCTGACACTTTTGCAGTACTTTCTAGTATTTCTTTACATCTGGCGTTCAAGGGAACCCACCTCTTACGATTTGTCTTAGTTGAGTTTTTAAGCCCGTGTGTAAGGGTATAGTTACTATGTACTAAGACTTTATCATCTTTTATATCCGTCCACTTTAGTGCCCGCACCTCTCCGGTCCGCATTGCAGTTTGTAACATAAACTCGGCGTAATCGCCCCATTTTGCCCCGTTCCGCGTGGGTTTACTACTTAATGCCAGCAAAACTATGGCCGTTTCGGTCTGAGGTATCACAATAATGTCTTCGTCTTCTTGCGGAGGTTTGGGCATCCGAAAAGAAGATATTGGGTTTTTCTGCAATAAACCGATATCTTCGTTAGATGCCCACCGGTACAGGCTTTTTACATACATAGCCACTCGGCGGCTTGATTTGACCGGTTTTTCGCCTAAAACCCACGTCATAACTTGCCGTCCATCCTCTAAATGGACCACCGGGCAGCGATTTATCCATTTTTCTACCTGTCTATAATCGGCAACCAGGCTCGTTGGGCACAGGGTTATCGCCCGCTCAGCTTTGAATTGGGACCAGGCGTCTTTAAGTAATGTAGGCACGATGTTGAAGTGAAAGGAGTAGTCTACCACACTAATCTTTTGTAGCGCATAGCAATTTTAAAGTTATTTCTAATATTTTAAATAATCTCCTTAACCTCAATTTAGGCATTTTTACGGCTAGATTGTAGGCAGCTGCAACTGCCGTATTTTGAGCGCTGCGGAGGAAAATGAGCTTTTATTTGACCTCAATTGCCTTCAAAGACGCACCGCCAGAAAACGGTTTAGAAAAGATATATTAGAAGCTTGGGCTAATTTATGTGCGTATTGCGGCAGCGATCGTGCGCATACGTTAGATCACATTGTCCCACGGGCGAAAGGAGGTTCGACCAAGCGTGGTAATTTACTGGCTTGTTGTCCTACCTGTAATTTAGATAAATCAGATACAGATATGTTACTCTGGTACAGGTCTCAGACTTTCTGGACAGAAGAACGAGAAAAAGCCGTGTATGATTGGCTTAGTTATAATCATGAGCAAAGTATTGCTGCTAGAGAGTACGAAAAGATTTGTAGAGTACCTATTTCCTTACCGAGCGCAGCTTTGGGAGATGCCGAAGACTCTACGTAGTAGGTATAGTATAAGTACTTCTCTTTAGCCGCATGGCCCGCAAGAATCTTAGTAAAGCACTTGACTTTAGTCGTGCTGTGCTTCCTCTTAACGATCTTGTACCTACTAGTAATGTAACACAGGATGATATATTTTTAGTTCTTGACACTAACGAAATACAAGCTCTAGCACAACCAAAACAAGTGTCGCTTGGTGGAGTATCTTCTTCATTAGCTACGCTACCTTCTTTTCAGCAAAATATCAGTGGCATAGTACAGGATACGCTTCGACAAGTTAATCATGCGTACGGTACGTTTTACGACACATCAGATCAGATAAGTTCGGGGATTACGACTACAACTTATATGAGGTGTAATAACGCTGAGCTTACTTCTGACGGAGTAACTGTCGTTTCTGGGACTCGTTTTATTATGCCTATTTCAGGTATTTATAATCTTCAATTTTCAGCTCAATTTGAAAAATCAGATACTGGAAATGATAGTGTTGACGTTTGGTTTGTTAAAAACAATACAAGTGTTCCTTGGTCTAATTCACGATTTACTATAACGGGTAATAACGGGCAAGGAATAGCAGCGTGGAATTATATGTTAACTCTTGAACAGGGAGATAATATCCAAATAGCTTGGGTACCGGCTTCAGCGTCTATAAAAATTGCAGCACACAGCGGGCTGGTTAACCCAACCCGCGCAAACATACCGTCATTAATTGTCACTTTTGACCAAGTAGCTTAATTACCGCTTAGCTAGCTTTGTAACTATACCAGCTACAATTTCTATTATTTTGTACAGCTTACCGTAAATCTCATTATCCTTCGGGGTGGGGGTGAGATTTACAATTATTAAAGCAGCCCCGTGGAGGGCGGCACCTAAAGCTAGTATTTCGGCCCAATGCAGGCCAATGTAGGCGGCTAAGAGAGACATTACAGGTTTGCATGTTCTCCCTTATGTTAGCGGGAGAGAATCAGTGTGTCTATTTTGTCATTGATCGAACGCAACCATGTCCTAATTTCATCTAAATCATTGTTTAAATCTTTCTTAAGCACATAGTCAATCGGTAGTTTTTCAATTTTTTCTTCCACTGCATTTAAGCGTGTTTTTATGTTCTCAAACCGCTTATCTGTTACACGTTGCCTTTGTTCGTATGTCCATCCCAGTAAGCCAAGAATGGCGGCGACTCCAGTTACGATGGCCTCCATCGCCCCTCATTTTTATCTACAAATAGAGTCTAATCACCCATAAGATTTTTTGTAGGCTAAACTTAGAATATCGGATACTAAATCGCATGTCTGAATTTTCAAAAAATTTAGAGCTTGATGTCGTTCTTGCCAGTGGGACTTCTACTGGCGGGCTACAACGTACAGAATCATCTCACTTTGACCAACGTCGGTTAGTTAGCGGCAGCGGCGTGGTTGTAGACACAGCCAATTCTAAGGAATACACGGTAGATGGGTATTTTGGGCTCTCTGATTACTATCCTTTAACTGTTAATGGTACTGGTATTCTTCAAGTTAATATCCGAGATCAGAATAATGTCCGCGATGTAGTAATTCTTAGCAGCACCGGCGCTCCTGTTGTGTACGCCAAGCCTTCTAAGTTCAGCAGCCGCAATAATTCTACTACCCAGACACGTATTGCCGCATCTGGTGCACATTATCTGTACATCGAACTAAATGGGCGTAGCGGAAGCGAGTATCGTATTGGGGTGGACCTCTACGAGCAGTGATGACAACTTCCGCAACCGGTATCGAGCTTATTAAAAAGTTTGAGGGGTGCGAGCTTACGTCGTATCACGACGCCGTGGGCGTTTTAACCATTGGGTACGGTCACACAGGTCCGGATGTACACGAGCAACAGGTAATTTCTGAAAGTGAAGCGGAGCAGCTGCTACGCAAGGATCTTAAGTATTTTGAAGAAAGCGTTCAGTCTTCTTTAAAAGTACCTGTAAATCAAAATCAGTTCGACGCTCTAGTTAGTTTTTCATACAATGTAGGCGTGGGCGCTCTGCAGTCATCTACTTTATTAAAACTGTTAAATAGTAAAACTGATAAAAAAATAGTTGCTGGGGAGTTTCTTAAATGGGTTAAAGCCGGAGATCAAACACTTCCAGGCTTAGTTACCCGACGAAAAACCGAACAAGAGCTATTCTTAAAGGGCGCAAAAAACGACATTTTGGCACATACAATTATTGCTCAACGCGACACCTGGCTTAAACGGAAGCCCCTTCAAGCTTCCGATCTAGAAGCTACCGAGAAGCTGTTCGTTCCCAAAGGAGCCGCCCACGAGTGGCAAGGCATCAGTATTGTGCCCGGAGAAACTCATTATAAAGTATCACTGTCGGCTCAGCCCGATGCCGAGTGGTGGTTTTTTCCAACCCATTGGAAAATAATTAATGACCCAAAAGTTGTTGAGGAACCGGCTGCATTTAAGCACCCGGCAAAGTTAGTGCTAGATGTGCCTTACTTTTCTCAACGAGATAACGCAGTAAGTCCAGAACGCACATGCTTTAGTAGTTCGTGTGCGATGCTTTTGAAGTACTTAAAGCCAAATAGTATTTCAGGAGACGATGAATACATACAGACGGTATTTGAGTACGGTGATACGACCGATGCTTCGACACAATTAAATGCTTTAGCTCACTACGGGGTCGAGGCCGAGTTTAGACAGAACGGAGGTTTAACTGATATTGATTCTCAATTAGTGGCGGGTATTCCTGTACCAATTGGAATCCTTCACCATGGATCTAGTTCCTCTCCCACTGGAGGGGGCCACTGGATTCTCATTATTGGACGAAACGAGGATAATACTGCCTATATAGTTAACGATCCTAACGGAGACCTAGATCTAGTTAATGGAGGGTATGTCAGCTCTAACGGCAAGCATCTGGTATATTCAAAGAAGAACTTGTCCCCCCGATGGCTTGTCGAAGGCCCCGGTACGGGCTGGTTTGTTAAAGCTAAAAAATGAGGTTTTCCATGGCTTCTCGCAAAAAACTAGTTAAAGAGGCTATACGTAATTTCTGGCTTTATACAACAGAGGAGATCACGTATTTCCATCTATGGCTGCGGGAGAGGAAAGCCCGGAAGCAAGCCAAGAAGGACCAGAAACTAGGCAATGATCTGTAAACTAGCTTAACAGTTGCTCTAGGTTTTTTAAGCAAGGTTGGCGCTAGGATCGCTAGACACGCAAGGCACCCGTGGGCACCGAGAATATTTTGATTGAGTGGGACACGCAAAAAGAACAGCGTAAAGCTGACTTTTTGGAGTGGTTGTACGAGTTGTATGCGCCCGCAGATCACACATACACAGGACTTTATAAAAAATTCAAAGAAGATATTGCTGATTACTTTAGAGATTTAGTTTTAAAGGAGCTTGCCGACACTCCTGTGTCAGAAAAAGCATGACATCCGCATTCTCTCGTTCGTCCCTGCCAGAGCAGGAGTTTTATGATTTGACTGGTTGGGTACTTATGAGAAAAGAATCTGCGGTTAACCAGCCTGATTGGGTGTGTAACGATTGTGGAAGAGAGTTTGGGCTGCTATTTCAACCAGAAATGGTCACTAAAGATACAGGTACTATGCGATATAGCACATATCATAGTGGGACTTGCGGCGTGTGCAAAGAGTACAAAGCGGTAACGGAGCCCAGGGACTTTGGGTATTTACTCGATACTTGGGAAAATAGAGCCTTAATTCAAACTATTGCTAATTATTAATGGAAGAGCACTTACTGGAAAAATGGCGGAAAATTAAAACTGCTTTGGAAGCGGCCAACAAGACGGACTGTTTCTTCTACAGGCAAGCGTGTAGAGCCTGCCGTGGGGAATCTCTTTCTGAGCCCACACCTGGACTAAACTATAAGTAACCGCTTTTGTGTATGACTGACCAGAGTCGTGACTATAAGAAGGAGTATGAGGATTTTCACGGAACCGAAGCTCAAAAAACACGGAGGGCGGCCCGCAATAAAGCTCGTCGTAGGTTAGAAAAAGAAGGTCGTGTACATAAAGGAGATGGTAAAGATATAGATCACAAAGATCATAACCCTGTTAATAACAGCGATGCTAATATTAGGGTGGTCTCTCGTAGCACCAATAGGGCTCGGCATTAATGGCAATCTTACCTAAGCCTGGCGAGAATAAACTTCCCGCTGAAATGAAACCTATTGGCGGTCTTCAAGTGCTGCCTCCTAGCGCCATGGGGACTAATACTCCGGGGGACATAGGGATACGTAGGGGAATGACTATCGATGACTCTGGGAGGGTAACAGCCCAGCTCCAACACGATCGCGGTGTGTACACAAGGCCGCCTATAGGCCCTGTTGAGTATACTGAAGGCAACATCAAGAAGAGCACGGAGCTGACCGGCGTGGCCGGGTACAACCAGCGGCAGATCCCGATCAAGGACAGTGCTGACGATATGAGTCAGCTTCAGTACATGTCCTCTTTAGCCGCGAACACTCCCCAACACCGGGAGCTTTTAAGAGGTTTGACCTTAGGTCAAGGTCAATATTTTTTAAATACCCAGCAAATCTCGGATAATAAGACTGTTACGAGTCATAATTCTCCAACCAATTTGATGGCTATGGCTAAAGTTAAAGCACAGAAGCAAATTTCCGGTAATGGATAATGATTTTCCTGTGCGAATGGCAGGGGCGGGCTTGGGAATAGATTCCTCACGGTTGGCCGGTATTACTCCTTCGGAAGTAACCCGCCGCCTGCGCTATCAAGAAGCTTTTCCCCGTAGCTAGTTCTCCCGTGGGGTAAACTTGTTCAGTTGAATTGCTTTTTGTGCACAAAGTAACACTTGACTGGGTGACACCGGATGCCGAGAGGGTCGTTGCTAGACATGCGCGGGTTAGCACTCTATCGCCCGATCGTGTGGAGTTTACAAAACTTCTCCGTTACTGTGTTAAAGAAGGACACTGGAGCGTGTTCCAGCAAGTTTCGGTAAGTTTTGAAATTATTACCACGCGGGCAATTTCGCCCCAGATCCTGAGGCATAGTTCTTTAAGTTTTCAAGAAACAAGTCAACGGTATTGTGATCCGTTAACTATTTTAGAAGATGCCGAGGAGGTTTGTTGGGATTTTGACTTACGCCGACAAGACACCAAGAATCGTCAAAACTCAACAGATGATTTAGATATCGAGATTGCTGCCAAGTATAAACAGCGTATATCCGACGCTTACTGGCTACTTAAAAATTTGTATAAGGATATGCTTGCCGACGGCGTGGCTAAGGAGTGTGCAAGAAATATCTTACCATTATGTACCCCGACTCGTTTGCATATGGCGGGAAACTTACGGTCTTTTATTCATTACGTCGGTGTTAGGGCTTCTCACGAAACTCAAAAAGAACACCGGTTAATCGCAATTCAAATAGGTAAAATACTAAGCGATGTGTTTCCTATGATCACAGAAGCACTTAAAATTGCAGCAAAAAGCGACCACTCGTTGCGTGGTTGGCTTAATATTTGACGCCAACTAAGCGAAAGGCGGGCTTGAATTAGGCCCGCCCAGAAGTTCGCCTAGCTTCCGCGTTCTTTCATCATAACAGATTATTCCAAGGGTCAATCCTATTTCGATCATTCGTATCATTACTTAATGGTTGCAGCGGAGTTAGCCCGCTTGGAGGTTGGTTTTTGGCTTGCAAACTGCTTTGGTGCGCCGCCAAAAGAGTTAGTCGCTGTTGCAGCGCTCCGATCTGCTGCATTAGAGATTCTGTTTGTGCAGAAGCCCAGTTTTGGGCGTTTGCGGTTAGCTCTGATAGAGCATTTTTTGGGTGAGGGAACGAATAAATCACAGTACTATTTGCTGTAATTCGCTGGCCGTTTTGTGCGGAAGTTAAATTATCAAGAAACTCTAGGATTTTATCTAACTGTACTCCCGTGTGGATTGAAAGTTGTTCCGGAGAAACAATACCTTTGTTGGACTCGTAAAGGTGGCTAAATGAAACTGCAACCCGTATTGCTTCCGCGTCTTCGCGTTCTTTAATTCTTTTTTTGTCCTCTAGCAAGGCAGCACCTGCCAAGACCCCACCAGACGCTGCCAAGACTGGCGAGAACACCTGTGGGGCAAAGGCGGCTGATGCAAGGCTCGCAGTTAACGCCGTAGCTATCGCAGCACCGAAAAATGACTTAGTTGGATGTTCCGTCATGGGTTTCAAAAGCAGTTTTCCAAGTATCAAGTGAAGGGTTTGATGCCCATTCTATAGGAGATGGTAAGCGAGAATCGCCATAGGTCGCTCGATCCGTCGTAACGTCGAACGCTTTCAATCTTAGACCAGTTACGACCGCTTTACCGCCAACCAACCTAGGTTCCACACCACGAACTTTCAAGACATTCTGTGCGGTCTCCTTCAGCCGATCCACAAACCTCTGTTTAGCGGCGTGTTTGTATCCGTTTGACTTACAGAAATTTACATAACTAGCGTACAGCTCGACGTATGCGTTCTTCACGTAAAGCCCTCGTTCGCTCTCGTCTGTCGAAGGTCTAAACGCACCTCCACCTATAGCGGTCACGGAATTAGGAGCAAACAGGCAACAGTCCGACAGCCACGCGCAAATAGGGTTGTTGAAGACCAAAGCCTCAATGTCCGTGGTGTTGAGGGTCGGGCAGTGTTTTACCGGATTACTTAACACGTCTCGCATATCGCTGTAGCTCATAGACAGAGCCCAGCTGACAATACCGGAAAGCTCAGGCGCCAACTCTCCTTCTATGCGATCCTCAAATACGTTTATCAGGTTCCTTCGTTGGGAGGGAGCCACAACTTTATCCATCACAATGGTCAGTCTGCGGCGCTCCAAGCCACTACTGATATCAGATGATGAAATGTGTTCGTTAGACGCAATACAGACCATCAACTCAGGCTTGAAATTGATTGTCTGTGTGCCGTACTTACGCTCAGCCCGAAGTGTATCGGAGGAGGAAGTTAACTTCTTGAGGGTGTCCAATCGCTTGGAAAAAGACGCTTCGTCTGTCAGAAGAAGCAGCCGTTTGCCAATAAGGTTGTGAGTCTCAAATCTATTGGTCTCGATGGTTTCCAGATCACTAGTGTGAGTCCCACCGTAACCAGCCAGAGCAATCAAGATTTGTTGCAGCGTGGATTTCCCTGTTCCTCCGGGACCAATCAAATGAAGAAATTTCTCACCTGTTACATATCCAGTAACCAAAGCACGTAAAAATGCTTGCAAAATGATTACTTTCTCGGTACCCACTGCCTGCTCTAGCCAGGACAAGAAGAGAGGGCATTTTGCCGCCGGGTCGTAATCGTAACCCAACTTAGTTCTCATATATAAATCCTTATGATTACCTGCGCTAAATTGCTGCTTATCTGGATCTAAGATACCATTTTTGAATGCCACAAAGCGACGCCCTTTATTCCAAATAGGGGTACGTCCTCCGTCAATCGACTTAAGCATTTTTGCTTTTAAGATTTGATATACAGAAGTAACAGTCGCAGACGTATATCTAGGCAGTATTCCTGCAGTAATAAACGTATCTAGTGTCTTCACAATCCTACGCTTTATGTGTTGATCGTCTTGTAGGTACCAGATACCTTGATCCTCATCGTACGTAAAGAACTCGTCCAATGTGGAATCAAATAAAAATCTATCGCCGTAATTATTAACAATCACATCGGCAATGTCATTCTCGGAAAACTGTTTGTTATTTGGTTGCAAGTTAATAAGTTGAGTCGGTGTAGTCGGCGTGGTTACCATGTCTTCTAGAGGTTGTTGATTTTGTTTTGGTTCTGATGAAAAAATGTCAAAAGCTAAAATTGAATTTGTTGGTTTTGGTTTTGAATTACTGATACTGTCTTTAATTTCGTCCGGGCAGTGAGCATCAAAAATGTCCTTGTTGCTTATCTTTATCTTTTTCCATGGAGCCAATTCGCCGTTTTCAGCAGCCATTGAAATAGCTGGTTTTAGTGAAAACGAATCGGTAATGCTGTTTAAAATGCGGTTGAATTTTCCGTCTAGCTCTGGGGCGTAGTCATACAGAGCATAGAACGCACGGTGTGCTATGTCAAGGGGTTTTTCCTTGGTAGCTAGTCCAGCTTCTTTTAGCCAGTTGGCCCACCCCATAATCTCCTTCAGTGCCATAGCCATGGCGAAGGATCGATCCTCTACTGGCTCCCCTTCAAGAATGGACTTTACTGAGTTGCTGACTAGTTTAACTAAGTCAACTCCGTCGTAAGCTTGTTGGGTATTAAGAGCTTCCTCCGGGTCACTCTCAGTAGAGACTTCTTTTGGTTCCGCTAGGAATGTTGCTAGAGCTTGATCTATCTTCTCTTCGGGTATGAACTTATCTGTTACGCAAATATTATCTGAGTCTGCTTTAGCACCGTAAAACAGGTTTACTATTGAAGTTGCTCTACGATCTGAGCCAGGAATGTTTGCGGCGATCTTTCTAGTAAACCACTGAAAAAACTCTGGATCGATAATTACCTTCTCTAATCCAAAAACAAGACGGAAGCGGGGCCACTCCGGCGTGGAACTAGGAGAGTAATAAGCGTACGAAAGATACTCTTTGCATATACCTAGATCTAATGCTTGTTGAACAGATAACTCTTGCTTCTGTATCTTATCACCTTCTTCTGTCTTACCGTCTGCCTGGTTGTCTATGTCAATGATTACCAACCCAGCCTGGATGCACCCGGTCGTATCTTTGACACGCTTACCGTTAACTAAATGCCACGCGCATAAACCTGCACCCTTAGCAATATCAGCTGCTATTTCTTCTATAGATAGCTCAGCACGTATCCAATTTTCATTGAATGCTTTAAAGTTCCCACCAGCATGTATCTTCCCTGATTTGCGGCTGACGTGCTCCCGTACCCTGGCGTTGATTGAACAAACGAACTTCATAGACCCACTCCGTTCACTCATTTTGCCACGACAAGGGAACCCCCGCCATGGACTACTAGGGAAATACCGTTAAGCTTGTTCGTAGAACTTGCGCAATACCGCCAACCACATTTCTTTATCTTTTTCAACTTCACTAGGGCCGAACGTAAATACTTGTACTGAATAGTCCTTAATTGGCGTAGCTACGATTATACGTGTCTTTTCAATTTTAGTTCCTAGACAATGTTCGGCTGCTATAGCGTATGCAGCCAATTGCAGCTTTGTTTTCTTGAGTTTGAATACTCCGCTTACTAAAGCTTTTCGGGTTTTCTCGTCTAATCCACTCCCGGCTTTTGGAAATTTATAACTATAGGGACCCGCAGATGTCTTAAAGTCTCCGAGGATTAATTCCCCGGTGGAATCTTTATAAACGATGTCGGGGCACCCAGCGTAACCATGACCCGTTACTTCGTCGTAGTAGTGGATTCGACCTACGCCATCATCCCCTACAAACTTTGACCACTGTGGTTGATTGTAGGGTTTTTCAGACCATAGAATTTTACCACCTTCAAATAATTCGTCTAACTTTTCTGGCAGGTCTTCCCAGAATGGCATCAGTTCTGCTGACGGACGTACCGTCAATCCACGAATATAGTTTTCTACAGCATTGTGAATCCAGGTACCTCTTGCAGCCGCTGCATCGGCCACGCCTGGGTTCATTACATTCCAGTGTGCAAGTTTTTGCTGAGTTTCTGCTGTCTGAGTTGCAGAAAGAACACTGGTTACTGATGGTAGTGGTCGGGGAACACCTTGACAGTTGTAGTGCCGTAAGCCGTTTAGAGTAACCCTTGTTTGAGACACAACAACGTGTCGAATTAACTAAACTCTAGCGCATACTAGTTAAAACGCATTAACTGGTAATCTAGGAGGCGTATAACCGGAATTATCTGCACAGTCGTCACCATCTTCTTCTGTATCCACGTCATCCTCGTCGCCTAGAAAGAATTCTGACTTGTGGTATTGAAAGTCCTTTGTGTGGGACTCCAACTCTTCGCTCATACACATGCCCGCCATGTACGACTCAACTACAACTTCGCCACATTCTTCTGCGCTCCTAGAACTACCATCAGGACTGACGCACTCTTGAAGTAATTGATTCGATATGGCAAGCGCACAGAGTTTATCTAGTTTATCGTTTACCTTAGTTAGATGGTCTAACACAGATTTTTGAAAGGATTCAAATTTTTCTGATCGTGATTTCATGGTAGTTCCGGAAGGGCACCAATGTCCTCCCAATTTACAGCATACGAGACCATCGTACCATCCCTCCACATTTCAGGTTTTTGGAACACAAACCAACAGGCTGTCACAGAATCTTTAGCTGAGCCGATGGATCTGAATCGGGGGCGTGGGGACAAGACCACTATGTTGGACAGCTTATTTTTCAGTAGAAAAGTTCTGCGCTTAGCTACAGGCTCTAAGAAAGAAAGTCGGTCTAAGACAGCAATACCGTTGACTGCTATGGACATACCGTATTCCAGAATATATTCGCTCAGTTCTTTTAGACCCATCGTTGAGCATACGATCCATTCAAACTTTTTTTCCCGCATCTGAATCCACCAATTGGAATCCGTTATATTTGCAAGATTATCGTTAGTGGTCACTACGTAGTTGTGTTTTTGCAGCTCTTGAGTAAGTGTTTTATCTGGATCGTAGGGCACTAGCACGGTTCCCGTAATGAATGTGTGCTTTACCAGTGTGTGGGTAACCCCTGCAGGGGTTGTGTAGAAGTCGCTCATGAGGATCATGCCGAGATCCGCACTGTAATGCAGATCACCTTGTCTGTCCACAAGAGAGTCGCTAGATTTAGACTGTTCGCACAAAAAGCATGTTAAGTTTTGAATGGCTTGACGCAGAACAAAATTTTGTACATCAACAAGTTCTTATGGACGCCAAAAAGTTAACTAAAGAGGATTTGTTGAAGTTGTTTGAAATGGTTCATAAGCAGTCGCTTATACGTAACAGGTTGTTTACCGGGTTAGTAAAACACAACGTTAAAAATGGGCAGTTACTGCCGTCGTTCGACACGCTGCTTGCTCCACAGGAGATTAAACGAGCCCCCGTGGCTACCTAGCGCAGACAAAAAAAAGCACCGGGCGACCGGTGCTCATTTGGCTTCACTAGACAGTGTACCTCAGAAGTCGACCCCCAGAGCTTTTGCCTGTTCCTCCGTCAACTCCACAGCCTTTTTCCGCTTGGGTTGCGGTGGGGCTTCAGCTGGCGTTTCAGAGGTGTCCGCTACGCTTGCCGAAGGCAGCGACGGCTGGAACCCAGAGGAACCACTGACTTGTGCTGGGTTTTCGGCAGCAAACTGAGCTTTGATGGTCGAGTGGTCCGAGCCCAAAGGCAGCTCCACCAAGTTGGCCCCAGGAATATGGGACTTGAGGCAGTGCGCCGTGGAGCTAGCTCCTTCGGCATGTAGCCACTCGTTTACATCGTCTATAAGCTTCTTTTCTACATCGGAGCCTGCAGGACGGTCCTTGAATTCAAGAGCGTTGTAGTTGATCTTGTTTCCGTCTGCACCTGTAACGGGATCCCTCTCGTTAAAAGATTTCGTTACAAACTTGCTAGAAGTTACTACCGAGGCACAGTTGATCCTGTTGTTATACAGGGTCTGAAAGTAAGCGATAAAATTCTTCTGGCTAGATTTGCCAGAAATCATCGAGGTAGTCACACACCGTGGCGGAAGAAGCCGGTGGTTAGGGGAGACGCCAATGTATGCGATACGGAGAAATTCTTCTTGGTTTCGCATCCCAAGGTTCCCGAAGTAAGGAGTAAATCCTAGAAGGATAAACTCGATGGGAATTCCGTTGTCGTTTGCATCTACGATCGCAGAATCCGAGTCTACGTCTGACTTCCAACGGCGAGCCTGGAGATCAATACGTAGAGTATGAGGCGGAACGTTTGCGAGAATCTCGTCTTCGGAGAAATTGCCAGCGATGAATACCATAGTTTGTACCTGAATCAGAGGGAGAAATCAATAGAACCAATAGCCGCAGCAGCTACTCTTCCTTTTTCAGGATCGGCAGCTTTCTTGGGTGCGGACTTCGTTGACTTGGGTAGGTAAAGGATCTTGTCCAGTGTGTAGTTTAGGTAGTTCTTGTCGTCTTTTTCGCTAGTAGAGACCTTCCCAACAGCGATCGTGGGTGTTCCCGGAGCTAACTCGGACAGCTGTTTAGATAATTCTGCCCACGCTGTGAGTTTAATCCAGTTGGTTTCTGAGTTCTCAGATTGCCATGCCAAAGATCGGTTTGTTACTGTCGTGTCGGATAACTCCACCTCGTCAGACTTAGGTCCCAGACCACCTGTTGCAATAAACAAGTTAATGGCGAGCAAATCGTCGAAGTTCTCTTTCGTTACAATCAGCATGGGCTGCATTTGCAAAACACCGTCGAGCGTGGGCCTCGTAGGGCCAATCGCAAGTATAGTGTCTGCTTTTTTCAGTCCCTGTAGAAGTTTTCCAACGTAGTGTTCCTTGTTTTGGATCAGTTGAACCTTTGTGTGTACACGTTTGTCGTTAGATGGGAGAGAATCGGCTAAGACGTTTAGTGCGCCTTCATTTTCTTGGGCTGAGTCTGTGATCGTCAGACCGAGTAGAAAGACATTCACGGTTGAGTTTCCGGTAAATTGTTGAACGGTGGACCTTTAATGCCTTGGCAGCCTGGTTTACCCCGGAGCCTTGGCCAAGGAATGCTAGCAGCATGTTGGTATCTGCGCCAGTCAATTTTGAGTTTTTTCCGGGTTTGTACGAGAAGTGGTACGGGTTAACGCAGGATTTACAGTTGCAGCTCGGACGAGCTACGACTCCTTCTCTGGGTATATCTAAGTATTTAAGAATCAGGTTTCGGACGTAGAATCGCTGCTTAAATACGTAGATACAGGGTACGCTATTACTGAATGTTTCTACCCAAGGTTCACATTTTTTATAATCGTACGCATTAGTGGCTAACTTTTTAAAAAGTGAAGAGAGGGGGGTTTCTTTACATTGCGTGTAATGAAGGTTGAAAGAAGTTGCATCCAACGCACGACAAATATCCTCGGCTTGTGCCACAGCGTGGTTATTATTATTAGCTTCAATTAGTACTTTTACAGCTTGGTTATCTTTAGTTATCTCTAGTTGATAGTTTTTTTCGGAGTTCATCCGTCCCCACTTCCTCCCGTAGCTTTATACCATCCATTGCTATCGTCGTTCCAATACCAACCGGTATCAACAGAGGGCGCAGGCTCAACAGCTGGAGTAGTATTTGCCGCTTGCCAATATTGCTCGGCGGGACTTTGCGCCACCGGAGCAGGGGCGGGTGCTGGTGCTGGTGCTGGTGCTGGTGCTGGTGCTGGTGCTGGTGCTGATGCTGGTGCTGGTGCTGATGCTGGTGCTGGTGCTGGTGCTGAAGCTTGCGAAGGCTGAGCGGGAGCGGGTTCGGAATAACTACTTTGGGGTTGATCGGATGAGCCAGATGATTGCGAAGAATCTCCTGCGGACGAAGAGGAATAAGACTGAGCCGCTTGGGCAGCTTGAACTACCGGAGAATAAAAAGCTATGCCTTCTTTTTGGTAGCCTAGTGCACTTAAGTTTCCTGCTTCGTTTTCGTTATTTGAGTAGAAATGCTGGCCGGTACTTGCTTGGAGATAACGGGTAACAGCCTCTGATCCTGCAGTTGGAGTTGTGTATGCCGCCCCGACTGCTCCTTCAACTCGATAGCCGGCAGCTGCCGCCGCATCTTTTTCGGCAGCCGTGGCCGTATAAAAATGATCGCCCGTTGTGGGGTTGAATAACCGATAAACGTCGGAAGCACCCGTCGCTTGACCAGAGTCTTTAAATAATTGGAATGCCTGACCCTCCGAAGAAAGTCCAGCCAAGTTACCTTCCTGTACATTACTTGTGTATAAATGACCTCCCGTTTTTGGATCAACAAAGCGCTCCATGGCAAACGTTTGAGGAGTACTGGCCGGAGTCGGCGTCGCTGCGGGAGCTGCAGGAGTTACAGGAGTTACAGGATCGGCGGTGTCTGTTTTTATTTTTGTAGGCGTAAATTCGGAAGGAGTGTAGTCTGGTTGGGAGCCGTTGCCTCCGTCACCTGAATCACTGGGAGCTTGGTACGCTGCGGGCGGTGTGTAGTTAACACCGGGGGATCCCCCAGCGGGAGGGGTGGCAGCAGGAGTTTTTGGTGTTGTTGCTGGTGTTGTTGTAGGTGTCGCCGGTTCGGGAATATTAGGGGCATCCGGTCTGTTAAAACGTAGTGCGGACCCATGCCCACCGACGGGCTTGTCATAGGTTATACCCCTGCCGCTGGAAGGGGTAAATCGTTCACCAGCAAATAGGTCTGTCCCTGAGTTAAGAGCTGTAATAAAATTATCCCATTCTGCGTCACTTCCAGGTCCAGACGTAGGAGTAGTCGAAGACGTAGAGGTGTCGGTGTTAGTCGAATCTGCTGGCTGATCTACGGACCCAGCCATTCGTATAGGAGCCTGGGTGTCTTCTATGGTCGGAGTATCGGGTGTTTCAGTAATACCTATATTTTTCCGTTCTTCTGGTGAAGCTAGGGCAAGCCAGTTTTTTGGGAACATTGTCCCGTTCGCGCTGAATGCGGTATCTTTTGTTAAAGTTTGTCCACCTAACTGGAAAGCCATTACGTCACACTCAAGTTAAAGATTTCAACCAGCAGCAGAAGGCGTATTGCCCCCCGTGGCGGCAGTCGTAGCGGCCTTAGCTTTAAACTTAGGCTTATACACCTTCCTTAGATCCGGAAAGTATGCACTAAGCACGGATTCGTCGTCATTTCTAGTTTGAGAAGGTTCCGAACGACTAAAAGTATCTCCTGCAAACCGCATGACCGCAAATAAGATCTGCTCTATCTTAGCAAGTCTAGGGGTTTGTGTTTTCGATCATGAAGCGTCTAAGGGTGTGTTTAGTGCGGCTTATCATATCCAGTGTCCTGAGTCTTGTTAAAGCATCCTCGTACGTTGTAAAAACGTCCGCTTTTTTTTCATCGGAGGAGTATTCTGCTATTTTATTGTTTTGTAAATAACTGTGTACGTACAGCCCGTCCTTGGACACAATGGTCCAGGTTTCTTTAAAGCGTAGTCCAGGATGGGAAGCCATTTCGACTTCTGTGTACAAACGAGGGGTCGTAGCAAGTTTAGTCATGTTTTTAAGGGTTTCCGTTTTCTTAATGTTTAAAGGTTTCATTTGCTTGACCAATCGGGGCCGACTCCAGGCTCTGCGGTGAGTTTGGTTTTCTCAAACACCGTGGAACCTGCTCTAGTCATTATTTCAGGCAGCTTTATCTCCCATTGTTTGCTTAAACCTTCCTTGACCTCAAGTACTATTTCATCATGAACCACCGCAACTAAACGCACATCTTGATTTAGGTCTGGACCTAACTCACCTAACGCCACCTTTAAAATATCTGCCCCCGATCCTTGTATGATCGTGTTTGCCGCAGTAGTCATTTTGCAGTCATCGTAAGACAATAGACGCCTCCGTCCCATAGCTGTGCGTGTATAACACCAGCCATCTTGAACTAAAGCTGAACGTTCCATATGCCATTCACGTAATCTAGGGTATGAACTGTGAAACTTAGAATGAAGAATCTTTGATTCTGAAAGTGATAAATGCAATCCGAAAGAAGATGCTGCGTACGTTTTAAACTTCTTAAACCCAATGCCAAAGATCATCCCAAAATTAGCCCCCTTCGCCATCTGGCGTTGCGCCTTGGTCACTTCGCTAATAGGGCAACTATTCATTAACGCGGCTGTCAATGTATGAAGATCAATATCCCTGTTGTAAGCCTCCTGCATTTGCGGAATGTTAGCTAATTCCGCAAGCAGCCTCAGCTCCATTTGGTTGTAGTCAGCAATCACTAGAACATATCCAGGTGCCGCTATAAAACAAGCTCTGAAATCCGACGAGCGTGGGATTTGTTGCATGTTCACTGCAAATACTGATTTGTTTTCTTTTGCTTTTGTTTTAGGAGCCCCGGAACATGTGAATCTGCCAGAGTTTGCACCAACTTGGTTATACGAAGAGTGAATTCTATGTGTAACGGGATTTACATTATTAATAAGTTTGCTTATGTGCTCCAAGCGAGTCTCAATCTTTGCTCGTTCTCTGTACAGCGCCATCGTAGGATCCTCACTGTCAAACTCAGATAAAGCAATCTGGTTCAGCGTAGGTTTGCCGGTGATAGTATCTTTGGGAACCTCAATTCCGCAAGCAGTAAAAGCCGCAATTACCTGAACAGGACTTCCTGGGTTAAACTCTTTCTTAGGCTTCTTTCCTATAGCTATAAGCCCTTCTGCGTCCCTAGGAAGCTTTTGGTCTTCAGGCAGCTGTGCATCTAGCCCGGATATAAACTGCTCTGTCTTATCTTTAAGATCTTGCTCAAGATTCACTCGTAGTTCTTTTAACTTTGTAACATCGACACCAAATCCGTTGTAACACATCAAAGCAACTGGTCGGATACACCGAGACTCGATACTGTAGATCGGGGTTAGAGATTCCTCGCGGAGTTCTTCTAACTGATCAGCCGCGATGCGTGGAAGAATGTCAACATCAGTGGCGGCATATGCAATTTGTTCAAGAGTGAGGTCGGGCTGGGACCAATCCGTACGACGTTGTTCTTTGTCGAGTTCAAGCTCTAGGCGACGTAAGGCTATTGATTTCAAGCTGCAAGACACGTCAGCGAAGTATGTCTTCTGAGCTACAGGACTGATTCGCTTCTCTTTAAACCCAGCACGAAGTATTCGTTCAGCCACGTAAGTATCGAAGATCTTCCCTTTGAAGTCAATGCCGAGTGTGAATAGGAACTGTAGGTCGAAGTTTAGGTTTTGACCGATCAGCATCTCCCGTGACTCGATTAAGTCTTTTAAGGCTGCGTTGGCTGGTACTTTAAATAGGTCAAAGACGTAAACTATACGATCCTCGACGGTCGGATCTGAATCGCAGAGCTGAAGGAGTCTGGGTTTAGCGATGCTGGCTTGAAGCCCCGTGGTCTCAAAGTCAAGGCAGAGTTTTTTGTATCCGGTTAGAACTTCAATTGCTTTGGTGTATTCGGCTGGGTCAACAATGTAGTTGATGTTCATCAGAATCTCAGTGGTATATAGTAAAAGCGCCCCCGCAGCCCGAAGGGCGAGGACGCCGTCAACATTAAGCTTAGTATATGTCGTTCAGGTCCGGTGCTTCATCAGGCTTCTCTAGGTCTTCCTCTTCGTATACCGCGTCTGGGTCTTGATCTTTGTATTCATTTAAGCCATGCAGTAAGACACTGTACTTTGTCGCTTGGTCAACGTAATAGTCGACTTTTTTTAGCAATGAAGCCTTAAAACAATCCAGGATTTCAAAGGGTGTCAAGTTTTCGTCTAGGGCATCTCCCACCGTGGATTCAAAGTCTTCCACGCAAGATTCAACGGCTAGGTCCAGGGTGCGCTGCCTTAGCGGATCGATGTTTGAGTTAAAGAACATGATCAAACGTGCCGATTTTTGAAGAACTTAACAATAAAGGTTTCCATATCGCCCCAGCTTTCTTTTACCTCTGCACCCTTGTCCGTAAGAACAAAGGTGTAGTACATACGTTTTAGCTTTTCAGCGATGGGATGTACGTCTGTGCGGTGCGATCCACTGGAGTAGTGCCGCCGGATAGATAGCAAACCATTATGCTCACAGTAAGCAAGACCCTCACGTAGAGAGAGGTAAACGGGGCTGACGTGGAAAGTAGCACGGCGAGGTACGTCCGGGGAGATGTCTTTAGGTACAAGGCCTAGGTTGGTTAGAGTGAAACCCTTGTACACAATTGAAGAAGGCTTGACCTTGTGAGTAGTCAGGCAGTCATTGGCAAACTCTACAGCGGTGTCCCGCATAACCTTAGGCATTTCTAAGTCTGCGTACTGCAACAAAAGTGCTGCACCTACACTTCGGTAGCATGCGGATTTATTAAGATCCGCAATGATGTCGTCTGCGTTACCAGGCTTTAGGAGTGAGGCTGGAGACTTCTTTGTGGCGGGCGCCTTGATAGGAGCCTTGATTGCGGGTGCCGGAGTGGCGGTAGCTAGCTTAAATGCTAGGGAAGCCAGCGTGGGATTATGTTGATAGACGCTGAGTTCAAACAGCTTGCTGCTGTCCACCACTCGCACATCAATAAGTTTGCTCAGATCGATCTCAAAGGGCTGAGACTGGGAAGAAGCTGCGGCTTGAAAAAGTGCATCTGCTTCGGGCTTGTTCAGGGTTTGACCCCCGTAGTTGAAACTGAAGTTCATTGCAAAGTCCATTGACAAGGGCAGTGTATAAGGACCAAGGCGGCAAGGGAGGCGCCTTTAGAAAAATTTCATAGTTACGGCTTTGAGGGGTCCTCAAGCTTGAAGTAAATCCTTTTCGGGTGCGTGTCAAAAAACTTCAGCGTGGCAGGGCACAGCCAGCCTTGCAGGGTTTCACCTGGATACTTGAGGGATTTATGCAATTCCTGCAAGCTGTACCACACACCTCCTTGTTCAGACATTTCGTAGGCTAAATACCCTTGACACTGCGGAAATTCTTCGGACGAAAAAATAACTGTTGGCGTTGGACTATCTATATTGTTATCCTTGATAACCTTGTCAATAATTGTCGGCATTCCGAGGACAAAAGGTTCGTTTGTAAGATTCCTAGATTCGTCTGTAAAGCACCAAGTACCGGCATTGCGGTATAATTGAAGGGCGAGCATGGAGTTGTGCATTGTTGATGGAGGGAACACAAGGTGTAATATAGGACCCTAGGCACAGAACGCAAGGTTCGGGTTGCCGTACGGTTTTTACCTAGCTAGAGTTAAGTGACATCAAAGCTTAAAGAGGGCAAGTGGTGCCGGACACCTTTAACAGTTGGGCCGGAGCTAAAGACCAGCGTGGCCCAGGAACAGAGTATCCGACATTAGGAACACGAAATTTAAGTGTTGAGGACTTACTCAATGCCGCTAAAGCTTTACGGGCACAGCAGGAAGGACCTGATGCTTTCTCCTCGGAGAACGCACATCAGTTTCTTTTTGAGTCGGCTCTAGTGAGAGGAGATCTTGATCCGCAATTAAGTCAATGGCACTCTGAGGGATCGGATGCTCCTATAGATATACCCGGACTGCGCCGCAATGCTTCTCCTCATGATTTCGATAGCGTTCCCATAGCAGGTGTGCCCCATGATGTTTATAACGAGAATTATGGTGTGTACAACGCTGTTAACCAGAATCCCAAGACCCAATACTTTTTTGAACAACATCCACTTGTATTGGCTAACCCTGAACAACTACATCTAGATATTGTTAGGCATCTACAACAACTTCCTGCAACGGAAAGACACAATTCTACTACTTTGTTAACTGATTTAATAGATTCTGGGGAGTCTCGTATTTTAAGCGGCGCGGGACACACTGCCGATACTATTGCTCATATAGTTAATATAGCTGGTACCGGAAACGCTCAGATACCACGTATTCAGAATGTATACGGCAATGTACGTGAGTCTTTAGACGAGGTTGGACCTTTTGTAAATCAAGCTATTAGGGATTCTAACGACTACAACGTAGCAAGAGATAACCTAGAGGTTGTTGTGGATAAAATAAAAGCAGCCAAGGGCATCCAGGAAAAAGATGTTTCTTATAAGGCATATACTCCCAAGACAGGAGAACCAAGACCCCGTAATGCAGAGTACGCAGTGGGGCGTGGTCGCCCTACAGCTGACGATTTATATTATGAAGCGCCTTACAATTATGAGAGAGGTACAGGTAAATCAAGTAAAGTAGTACACGCAACGCAGCCTGCTTTACCTTTTGACGTTATTCCTAAAGAAGCGGAAAATGCAACCCAATTATTGACGCAGAACGATTCTTTTGCCAACCGGGTTGATATCGAGGATAGAACAGTAGCACTGCGTAATGTAGCAAAGAATTTAACAAGGGAGTACAACAGAACATTAGATAATCAGGAACTAGGTACGGATGCAATTTTAAATGAGATTGTTAATAAGTTTGGAGAACACGATGCAAAAATTATGCTTCAAAAGGCTCAATATAATGAACAGCGAGCAATATCTAGTGAAGCTGTCGCACGTCGAGAAGCGGAACGCGCTGAGGACAGTCTGCGCAGTGTCGTTTTCACTCCGCAATCCGACTTAAATGTAGCCGACGCATTTGCAACGAAAGGGAGTGGGGATGTAAAGCAACCCGTAATTACGGGGCTTAGAGAACAAATGATGTTGATAGCTTCAGAAGCTCCTTCAAAGGAAAAACGCCAAGCTCTGGTCCTCTTAGATGAGGCATTACAAAAATACCCCGAGGTAAAAAATTTATATGAAAGTTCTCCGTTGGATATCGCTAGGCCCGCTGCTGCAGGAAAAGATACAGCTAAACGGTACGACCAGTATATTGACACACAACAACGCGTATCCCTGCCCGAAGAACGTGCAGCGCTATATAACAGAATAAGGAACGAGAAGGGCCTGGAACCTTCAGTGCTTTCTGGTATAGAGTCCGCATACACCAGCGGAAATACCGCGAAGCAACAGGAAGCAATTCTAGCGTTATCCAGTCAAGGGTACGATGAGCTTGGGGCTATGGGGTCATCTGCTACATCTTCTCGTAAACCTATTATTGGAGGGGAGCGCTATGTAGGATTTGACGATATCCGAACTGACTCCGAAGCCGAATCTATATTGGATCATATAAGGACCCGAGCAAATACCATAAATAGAATTGTCCAAAAATTGGACCTTGATGTACTTGAAGAACGGTACCCAAGATTTAAAGGAGATTCCGCTCCTTCAGAGTTTAGGTATACTTTTGATCCGCTGACTAGGCAAGTTGAGGAGGTTCCGCTTGACACTAAAGGCACTTACGGCGTTAAAATCCATAGAACCGGGGGTGCTGATTTTGAACTACTTCGCAGTGTTCGTGGGGAAGAAAATGCATCACTTAATGTACTTAAATTTTTGAGGGATAATCCCGTCGTCGGCGAAGCCTCCTCTATAAGCTTTCAAACTAAAACCCCTACGGAATCCTACAATTACGTAGCTAAACAACTTCCTAAAGAGATTTCTGACGTATTCCAGCAGGAGATATCACGTTCCGCCGTGGCTGGGCTGCGACCGGGAACAATACTATCTAATAGCCCTAATCCCTCCAGCGACTACATAGAAAACAAACAATTAACGAGAGGTTCGGATAGCGCTACTGTACGCAAAGCGGAAAATTTCACAGGTCTTCCTTACAACAAACGAGGGGCCGCGTACACACGAGCAGGTTTTGGCCCAACCTCTGAAAGTAGACATCAGTACCTATACGTGACACCTGAAGGAACAGCACTGGCCTTACAGCAAGGGCGACCTGAGAGGGCCTTAGCGGGTAGTGTTAAGTTTAATAATCAAGGCGAAGCTTTTGTTTCGCAAAGTAGAGTTCCTCTTACGTCTAAAGCATATTATGCAACCGATCCTGTAACAGCAGCAGCTAGAGGCGCAACGGATCTGCTGCATAATATAAAACCCAAACATGTTGCCGGTGGGTTGCTTGGGGACGCAGCTATAAACTTTGCACTCGGGGAGAGCCCTACCTCAGCAGCTGCTTCTGCTGTTGTAGGACCTATTGAGTCTACAAACACATCTGCTTTAGAACGAGTAGGGCCACAAGGTCAATTTGTTGATACTAGGAGCAACACGGTACTCAATAATGGACGTTACACCAATCAAGGAATTGCATACAAAGAAGGAAAACCTGTATTAGTACAACGAGGCAGTGTGGCTGGGGAAGCTACGGTAATGGATCAAGCAAAGTCTGCCTTAGGGTATGCTAAAAACGTAAATGCAGCCCGAGTAAACCGTGTAACTAATGAGGCAAAGTATGTTTTAAATAATTTACTGGG